CGCAGTCTCGTTCCAGATCTCACCAGCTACAGGAAAGTCGCCATCTGCAGAAGCTGCAGCGGTTTCAGTCACGGCGCTGACGTCGAAGGAGTCAGAGCTAGTGTCCTGGGTGGTGCGATGCGGAACCTTCATTTGCAGTTCGGTGAGGAACTGGATGAGGTGCTGCTTGCTGTAGTTGTTGAACTTCTGGTCGCCATCTTCGGGGCGGCCGGACCAAACATAGATGTCGTAAGCGGAAACGCCAACAGGCTTGCTGATGAAGGATTCGATTACTTCTTGAATGTCTGTGTCAGTAGCAGGTGGAACCGAGCCAGAAGTAGTGTCTACAACTGCGTCGATGAAACCGCGCTCAACAATAGCTTCAGCTACTTCGAGGCCAGTGTAAGTGGCGCCCGCAGAGCTGGCGACTGCAACGCCAGTCACGAGGTCAATGACCTGCTGGTCGTAGTCGTCGGAGGTGTAGGTCAGAACAGCGGCAGTTGAGGCAGCAGTGTCGACAAGAGCGGCGCGCAGACCGGCAGGTACGAGGTACCCTTCGGAATCGAAAGACACAATCTTGCCACTGGAGATTACGAAGTAATCTGTTCCAGCGCCAATATTGGACTTGCTGAAGACGATTGGGAGCCAGGGAGCTGGCTTCCACTCGCCTGACGGCGCGCTAACATCACGCTGAACGGTAACGCTCGGTGTGATGCTGTCGAATACGTCCTCACGTACGCGGTGCTGAGCAGAAAATCTAGTGACAGCCATTATTCATTCTCCTGAATGTAAGGTGTAATGTCAAAACTTCTGGAAAGGTGGCCAACTGCAATCTTCCTACGCAAGTAGTGGTTTGCGGAGGCTTCACCCTTCGAATCTCTCAGTTCCTTGTAAGTAGAAACAATCTTTCGTTCGTAGTCACCAAGCTCTTTAGCGATCGGGGCTAGTGCGTTAGCGCTAGACTCCGAAGGACTGTCGACTGCCTGAATGTCTTCGACGTTTGGAATAGTAACATTGTCTTCGCTGGCGTCCGAACTGTCAAGTTCGCCCAGCTTGATCTTCAGAGAATCTAGCTCATTCTTTAGCTTGGTTGCAAGCTCAAGAGATGCTGCGTAGTCCTTCTGAAGCGACTCCACTGTATCAGCGGAATCACAGGTGCAAGCTGGGGGACAGACGTCTGCCTCAAACTTGTCGAGAGCAGCCACGAAGGCAGCCCTCTCTTCGTCAGAGCACTTCATCTGGTCAGCAACTTTGCGTGCCGCAGCAACATGTGCTGCGTCGACTACTGGGAAGGTACGTTCGGGGCCTACGAAAGCTGAGTCCTCAAGGGCCTCAAGCTTATCAGCCTCAAGCTTATCTTCTCCTAGAGTCGCGTCTAGTGCGATGGAGAGAAGGAACCAGTCGAGACCTGAAAGGTCGACTGCGTCAGTCTCTTCGGCATCAACAAGAGTTTCATCCACAACCGGTGTGTCGGTTACGACTTCCTCTTCTTGCGCGCCATCTGTTTCGGTCTCCTGAGGGGGAGCTGTTAGAAGGTTCTTCAGAGCTTCCACAACGGCCTCATCCTCAAGCATCTCTACGAGAGCTGCCGGGGTCATGACTTCCATGTCTCCTGAATCCTCCGCATCCTTGCTTGGTGTGCGCTTGGAAATGTAATCTGTAGAGCCTTCGCCCTTTCTGTTAAATGAATCCAGCGGACCGTTGATTAGCGAGTCTCGGAATCCCTTGCCCTCGCTAAGCTCATGGATGTCGCCGTGGAATGCAAAAACTGCATCTGGAACTTCTAGCGCATCTTCTTCGCTGTAGCGAAGACGCCAGTCGTACTCTGCGTGAAGAGCATCATGGACGCGCACTAGCCAGCTAATCTCGTAGTGAGACTTGCCTGCAAGAGCATCAACCTGCTCGACAGTCAGAGTGCCATCCCAGAGCCCGCGAATGATATCGCGGGCGTCCATGGCCTTTAGAGCGTCAACGACCTGCTTTACGTCAGCAGTGTCTGCCATGATGTCTCCTGTGTCCACAATGGCGTCAATGAATTGGATGTCTGCACTGTCGACAGTAAAGGCATCGGAAGAAACTTCCGACACGTCAGCAGTGTCGCCAAATTCCATTGACCTGATAAGTGAAATTGAATTGCCTGGCATTGTCGCCACACTACCCTCGTCGCCATAAAAGGCTCCGGTAATGTAGACGCCAGGAAGACCGTCATCTGAAATAGATCCAGGAGTATGCTCGCACACATCTCCTTGAGCCCAGTCAGAGCCACACTGGCCGCAGCAATAGCGGTTGGTGTGTGACCCTGCAGAGAAAGTCATGTAGCGACCGTCGAGGAACTTCTCAATAGCCTCGGGGTCAGAGATGCGAGCCCTTGCTACCAGCTTGCCAATTCCTGGCCAAGCGTCATTTGTGAGCAAGTTGTGCTTCGTCATCGCCTTGTAGATCTTGCGCGGGTCATCGCTTTCTGCGGTGCGCTTGAAATCCATGAAGTCTGACATGGAGTCGAAGAACTTCATTGCCTCGGCGTCGTTAGATACCCACTTGACGTCAATGAAGCGACCGATAGGGTCGCTGTTGCGATCGTGCTGGAGAAGGATGGGCTTGGGGTACGGAGTCGTCCAGGACTCAACGTGGTCCCGTTGGCCACGGGGAGTATACAGTCGGTTGTTCGTGCGACGGAGAGAGCTGGATAGATCAAACGTAATGATCAGCCCCCGTCTTTTGCCCTGCTCGTCGACGGAGTCAGTAGAGCTAAGCAACTTCTGCTTCTCATCCGCATTCATATCTACTACAGCTGAATCCAGTCTGACTTTGTAGACATCTCGAAGTGTAAGACTCATGAAGTTGATCCTCTTAGGCGCCAAGTCATTGTTTCTGCTAGGGCCTCGAAACTGATACTAGTGTTACCTAGTTGGTCCCAGCGCGTCAAGACTTCGTCTCGCCATGATGCAATACTATCAGGGTCAACTTCGAAGTCGCAAGTAACAGTATGCACTACACCAGCATGATCTTCAACTCTTAGGTCTCTGTTAGTCTTCGCGCTAGACCTACTGCCGTGCTGGTTTGCTGGCTTCGCCTTGTTGGCGCTTGTCTTGTTGGCGGCTTCGGCCTTGCCGGCTGAAGCCTGCTTTGTCTTCGCTGCTTCCTTTGATTGCTTCTCTGCAAAATCCTCTTCGTGCTTAATGTCAGCTTTGCTGAGGATGGAGCTGGGGTGGCCAGCCAGTGCCTGTCCGGCAGCAGAGCCGGGCATCAAGGCCTTTACTAGCACCAAGGGCTCCTGAAAGCGCCTGTAGTAAGACTCTTCGAGATCTTCTTCTGTGTAAGGCCTGTCGCCAAGTGCAGCCCGAACTTCCTGCATGGTTCGAAGGTTGCCGTGGAACAGCTGAATCTGCTGGTTCTCGTCAGCGCGGCGCTCATCCTTGTCGATGATACCGAACTTGACACTGACCATCTGGTCGGGGTCCAACGGGTTGTAGCCACCTTCAAGTAGCAGCTCGCTGATAATGAAGAACTCAAGGAACTCCTTCATCACACAAGTCATTGCCTCGATATCCATGAGCATCGCTTTGGACATCGTGGACGCAGTGCTTCTGTTGGCGCTTCCGCCCTCACCCATGTCGACAGCACTGGCGCCCATTGCGGCCAGTGCCCTGTTCTTGAAGTGGTTGACGTAGAAGTCGATACGGAGTGCTCGGCCCTCAGAGCCGATAGCCTTGATTTCATGCCGGTGGTCAGACACGTAGATGCCACCTGCGGGCATGTACTCGATAGCCTTCTTGACTACGTCAGTTTCCTTGGAGCCGTCTGGCCCATAGCGCTCTGGGAGCGAGTCATTGCCTACAGTGTAGTGGAACACTGGAAACAAATTTGCTTCAATGAGGTCTTCGATGTTCTCTTCAATTCGGCGCAACAGCGCGATATCATCGAGCGCAGGGAACATCTCTGGCGTACCAACAGTGAAGCCTGGCTTCTTGTTGGTGTAGAAGTGAACCACGTCCCTGGGGAAGAATTCCTTCTTCTCTCCGTTGGGCATCTTTTGCAAAACCTTTTTGAACTCACCATTGGCCTTGGTCTTGAACTCCAATGTCTCGAACGGCAAGATGAAGTAGCCGGCAACAGGCTCCACCCTTGTGCCGTTAATGTCCTTTCGCATATTTCCTGGAGACAACTGGTCGCTGCGCTTCTTGACCCACATGCAGTTGCTGTACCTGAAGAGATCGTGAAAGGTATCCCAAACAAGTGAGCGCCAAGGTCGCTGGCTAGCCCAGCCCATAGCCTTGAGCCTGTTCTCCACATAGAGAACAGTCTCTGGGTTCGAGCCGGTGAATGACATGCCGGCACAAATTACGCGCCCGACTTTCTTTTGGATCGCACGGAAGAGATACGAGTCTGTATCTTGCGCAATCTGAATCTCGTCGAAGTCGTATTCAGGTCGGAACCACTGCCCCCTGTGCCTCTCAGAGTAAGCGATCGTACGATCCTTGACCTTGAGCACCGAGGGGGGTGTCATTTGCTTAGTAGCGTCTGTAATCTGTTCTTGCGTAGGTCTAGAGCGAGCATCGTCTAGACGCGCTAGTGCGGTGTCAAATTCTTGCATGAATGACATCAGCTACTCCCATCACGCTTAAGGTCAGCAACCCATTGCTTTAGTAGCGCATTTTGGGTTGGGCTACGGTCATTAAAGCACGTCTTTACTTCTCCCACAACTTCAGCGCCGAGCACAAGCTTCAGCGACTCCTTTGTGGGTACAACTCTAAGACCGTTCAGTTCTCGCTCCAAGATAGCAGGATTCTCTTCTAGATACGAGCACCAGTCGCCGACATCTCTGTTCTGAGATAGGAGTTTGATGAGCAGCAGAATCATGTTGATCTGGTCTTTGACGAACAGCAGCAAGCCAAGATTGCCGAGAGACAGGCCAAGAGAGCCGCTGACCAGAGTTTGCAGACTGTCATTAGCCAACAGGATCTTACGAACCAGAGCCATAATGAAGTTCTTTGCCTCGTGCACTGTGAGCGCGAGCTTCTTGAACGGGTTCGCTCGAACGAAGGCTGGGTTCTCTAGTGCGTCCGGCAGTGTCGTATTGGCATCAATCTGGAAGCCCTGTGGGACTGACACGAAGGTCTCGGATCCACCCACACTGGTGGATCCGCTAACAGTGGGAATGTCAATATCGAATTTGTCATTCCTGGCGTCTACTGATTCTGAATCGGGTGAGAGGTTCTTCCATCGGCTATCAACGTCAAAGTCAAAGTCGTCTAGGACATCGTCTTCACCACCATCGGTGGCTCGATCTGCAACCCGGCTAGCGACAGCGTTGGCGACAGCAGCGGTCTGAGCAAGCTCGTCCTGTAGTTTTCCTACGGTCATCAGCGCGGCGTAAGCACAATCGAGCGGGGCAACAATGATGCCAGCAATTTGTTGGAGCAAGGTACTGATAGCGCCAAGGATGAGCTTCAGTAGCGGGCCGAT